GCAAAGTTCTTAAGACCTGCTGGGTGAACAATACTGTTTACTGGGGTAGAAAGTTCATCCCAAGTTATGGGACTCTTAATAGAGTATGAAAGATTCTGATAATAGTCATTGTTAGGAGTTACTTGATAATCTTCACTAATTTTGCCAACATCATCACTCCAACCAAGTTCCATTCTTGAGGAGTAATCAACTACAAATTTTGCCCTCTTTCTATCAATATTAGTTACTTCTGCAATTACACCACTAATAATCCCTTTAATAATATCACCTTTATTAAGATTATATTTTCCAGTATATTTGATGTAATCATCTCTCACTAGAGAAATAAATGCATCTTCAGAACGGAATCCATTGCCATCACTATTAACAAATAGTCTTTCATTCTTAGTGAATGTTCCCCTTTTTTGTTTGATATCAATGCGTGGATAGATGTTCTCATTGATAAGAGTTGCATATCCTGATTGATATGTCTTAGCAATACCTGCGTTGGTTGTAAGTCCAACACCCGATGCATCAATTAATTGAAAAGTCAACGTTGCTGGACTGGTATTTGCAAACTGTATTACTTTGAATAATTGATAGTCATAGTCACTAGAATTGAATCCAGATCCATCTGGAGAGGACATTTCAATGCCTTCAACAAATACTTTATCATCAACAGAAAATGGTGCTTGATTATATCCAAGAATTGGTGTCTTAAGCACACAAGTTGCAATTCCAGTTGGTCCACTAACCATTGAAACGATACCCACACCATTTGAATTATTGATTGTAATAATCTTATGTGGTTCAGAATCTAATCCAAATATTGGTGCTAATTGAACAATTTCGGAAATAGATCCATTCGGCGCTTTTGCAACAAGAGTTGTTGTATCAACAATACTCTTAGTCGTATCATTCCAGAGAATAACATCTGGATCAGCAAGATATTTTGCACCGGCAAACTGAATATCAATTTCTTGAATCGTATCTAAATTGTCAACAGTGACAATTGGTGGTACAAATGCTTCTGGTCTAAGAGTCTTATCTGAAGGATAGTCATATCCAATATCACGAAGTCTAGTCTTTTTGATTCTACCAATAGAAGTAGATATTCCAATAATATTAGCATTTCTACCATTTACAGATGTAACATCTTCAAATGATGGGAGTTTATCAAAATTAAATCCTTCTGAAATAACTCTTACTTTAGAAATACTTCCATTAAGTGCGTTTGAGGATTTAGTGCTATATTCTAAAGTATCACATTCAGCACTGATGTACGATAATATATTTGGATATCTGAATGGAGAAATCTTGAACTCAGTTGTTGAAGATGTTGTTGAAATTCCAAATACAGAGTACGTTCCGTTATATTCACTATTTTCATATCTAATTTCTGAATATGCTTTGACTTCAGTATCCGCAGTGCTGATGTATCCACCTTTTTCTAAACCATAGTAAAGTCTTGATGGAATATTATTAGAGTAATTCAGAGTCAATGAAGAATCAGAGTCAGTGCCAAAACCAACACTACCAAGACCAACTACGTTGAAGTCTCTAGAATCTCCTGAACTGATATATTCATTATTGAAATTCTTGTCTCTGTAAATCTTTAATTGATATCCTCTTAGTGAAGTATCCTGAAGATTAAACTTCAAGTCACTATTTCTTATAACATCAATTGGTGGATTGACAGCAGAAATATAATGATTAACTCCACCAGTTGCACTAATACTTACTCCATTCTCTGTTTTTGGATTAGATTCATATAAAGTCTCTGCAAGTCTGAATTTATCAATACTATCTTGAATTATATAATAAATGCCAGTTGTTATACCAGAAGCAACTTCTGCTGCTTCATAAAATACTTTATCACCAGTTTTATATCCATGATCTTGATAGGTAAACGATCCGTCAGAGAGAGTAATACCCGTCGAATTGATACCAATTGTATTGACAAGAATTTTCTTCTCATCTAAATTCAATTTTATATTCAATGCTCCAGTTGTTCCAAAACCAACAACAGTATTTGGAACTACATTTAGTTTGATAACGTCTTTATTGAGTAGACCATGAGTTGACGAAGTACTAACAATGGTTGTAATTCTGTCAACATTTCCAAGAATTTGTCCTTTATTAGTTTCTAAAAGATATTCTGAATTATTAGATCCATCACTATAGAAGAACAATCCTTCAGATGCAGTGGTTAAACCAACTTGTGTTGTTAATCCAATGAGATTTTCGCCTTTGTTTATAACAAATACATCACTTGATAATGTATTTGTATCTGGAATAAAGAATGTTCCTTGGTTAAGGGAGTTATCCCCCACAATAAGAGAATCAACGCCAGCAAGAGTACTCTTAGTAAAAGTAATTCTTTCTCCTGTCCTTAATCCATGATTGGGTATATAAATTGCTCTACAGGGAACAGAAACGCTAGATGTAGTGACTCCAACTGTTCTTACTTTCTTTTGAGCTCCACCTGCAGTAGTTCCAACACCAACGGATGTTACTGCATTAAAATAAATTAGTTTATTTCTTTCAGAATTAAACTTTGTGGTTTTTACTGGAAGTTTGACTCTATCAGAACTCAAACTAAGATCACTTCCAAAGGAGTGTGCTACACCAGTAGATCCAAATCTCTTAACAGTAAGTACGCCGTTTGAATAGTCATTGAGAACTCTTACAGTCTCAGTACCATCAGAGGATGTAATTGTTATAGAATTGCCAATTGATACTTCTCTAAATCTTCTAGAAACAAAAATATCCTCAAATTTACCGCCAGGAAGACCTGAGTAATTGGACATTGTTCCAGCAAGACCAACGGACTCTGTAGTAAATCCTATTCTCTTAGGTCCACTAAGGAATGGTATAGAGGTCGAAAGACCACTCACAAGAACGGTATCGTTATTATTTAAATCATATCCATCGCGATTGTAAGCAGAAACTTGATTATCATTGTCCCAAACAAATACACAGTTTACATTTCTTTCCAATTCAGTTCTAATAGAAGATATACCAGCACCCTTTAATTCTTGAACTTCTCCCCTAAGACCAGCACCGCCTGTACCTTCAAAATTAAAGTTAACTCTATCGCCAATAGAGTAACCAACTCCACCATCAATGACTCTAATTTCATCAACAGATCCCTTTGTAACTGACTCTACATTACAGCGTTGTTGGAAAGTTTCATAAGATTCGTTGATAAAGTCATAATCTGCATATGGATCACTGACTTTATATGGAAAGGTATTTCTAACAAGATTATTTCCATTGAAATCAAATGTCTGATCTAAAATTAGATTTTCACCTATTACTTGTGACTTAAATTCATTTCCAACAAAATATGGGTATGCTGGTGCAAATTTCGCAGAGTTTTGCCCACTGGTTGTAACTCCAACAAAGTATGCATAAACTCCATTTGGAAACTCTGGAGTTTTACAGAATCTACCATTATGCAAATCAAGATCACCACTATTATTGTATAAGTAATCTTCTTTGAAGAATCCTGGTTCAAAAGTAGGTGGTCTATCAACAATAGAATTAGTGCTTAATTCATATCCAGTTTCAAGTCTAGCAACACCTGACTGAACATTATCTGCCGTTTGATATCCAAAGGGACCATAAATTGGATTTCCGTCATATGCCCATCCAATAATGGGTGAGTGAGATCCATTTAAAGATTCAAAGTTCGATGCAAGATCTTGGGAGTATCCATATATTCCATAAACCAAAGAATCCTGCTTCTCATCCTTGTAAAGACTAGAATAAATTTCTGGACTTCTTGTTGCGGAAATTTTTCCAAATCTAAACGCATCGTTTATTGTTAAATCTCTAATTCTAGTATCAAAAATTGCACCAGATCCTCTAGAATCTACAAATATTGAAGTAGAAGATGTGCTATACCCAATACCCGGATTAATGACAATAACATCATCAATCTTTCCATTTAAAAGTACGGGTCTGAGAATTGCACCTACTCCACCAGAAGGATCTTCAATTTTAAGTTCTGGGATTGACTTATATTCAGATCCTTTGTTTAATACTTGAACATCAACAATTCTTCCATTAGAAATAATTGGTGCAAGTTGAGAATTTTTACCTTTACTTATTGAAATTCTTGGTTTTGTATGTAAATTGAATACAGTAGATCCATATCCAGTTCCAGATTCATACAAATAGGCATCAGTAATCTCACCAGTTACGATTGGTGTAAAGGTAAAGGTTCCAATACCAGATGCTCCAAAAGAAACATTAGCATTAACTTTAATCTCTGGATATTGGAAAATATGGTAACCACTTCCAATAGAATCAAATTTATTAAACTTTGATTTTTTGAGATCATCGGTAAATGTTCCAGCAATACCAACATTTACAAGTCTAAATTGATCTGAATCTACAAATTGAATAGAATAACTATTTGAAGTAGAAAGACCAACAATGGGATTGCCTGTTGATTTATATGTAACTATTTCTCCATCCTTAAATCCATGATTATTAAAGTATACTGAATTATACTCTGTAGAAATACCACTAGATTTTACGCTTAATTTTCTGTAAGCATAACCAGATCCACTATTGAGAACAGTAATAGATCTTACATTTTTTTGCGATAGAGTTCTAAATTTATGAATACCAGATGCTGATGTAGCAGCTGAAAGACCAATAGTATTGATACCAGTACTTATAGTGGTAATACCTGATGCAGAAGGTGCAAATGCATCATTATCATTTTTAAATAATCTAATAGTGGAAGTATTTACAATTCTAATTACATATTCATCACCACTACTCAAACCTCCTGTTGAGATATTATTTGGATCGTATGCTTGTCCAATCTCAATAGGATTATTACCATTTTGATTGTAGATAATATGCTCACCATCTGCAAGATTATGTGCCTTTGTAAATGTAATGGTTTCATTACTAGGATCAATTCCGCCACCAACATCTAGTCTACGACTGTCAAAAGATATCTCTCTAAATCTTGTTCCAATAACTGGTTCCAAGGAACAACCAGATCCATTACCACCTATCAAATCTAGAGATAGGAATTCATCAAATCCAAATTCTTGAGGGTCAACAATAACTTGTTTAACATTACCAATAACAACTGGTTCAACCTTTGCACCAGTTCCAAGAGGAAGACCAGATCCAACCTCTGCAACATCTTCAATATTTAATTCTGGTGGATTTATAACATCATATCCTTTACCACCATTAAGAACTTCAAATTCCTCTACAGGTCCATAATAAATTTTATCCCTGGAATCAGGACTTACAATCTCTACACCATCAATCAATACTCCAACATTACTTACAGTCCTATCAACACTTTTACTACCTTGTAGTTGCTGTGATAATGGGAACTTTCTAAGAATTTTTTTACTTGAAAGAGTTCTATTTTCATGTCTCTTTAAAGTAAAATTATGTGCTCCAGCACCAAAGTTTGGATTAAATCTAGCAATATCATCAAAGTTTGCAATAGTTTTGGCGTTATTGGCAAGTTGAGACTTTGAAGCGTATAGTTTAATTTCGTTTGCAGCAACGAGTTTTACAAAATAACTTTCTCCAGATGAAAGTCCAATTAAAGGACTTTCTGCGGTGTAGACTATTTCATCACCATCTCTAAAATCGACTGGTGTTGAAAATACAATTGTTCCATAAGTCTTATAATAAGAATTGTAACCACCCAATCCTTGAGTATTGTTTGAGCCTACTGTTTTAATATATCCATCTGGAAGTATAGACTCAATAATATCATCTTTAATAGTATATCCTGGAAGAGAATTTGATGCCAAATACCCAAAGATTGCGAAATCGTCTACGTAAATATTGGATGTATTTGCAAGATATACTTCATTACCTACAGTAAGAACTACTCCAGAACTCTTTGCCTTTACAATCTTTCGTCTAATACTGTAATCTTTATTAGGATCTGGTGTAAAAGTACCAATATTGGATAGAGTAACTTCTTTGGTTAATGTGTTTATTGAAGACACTGTTGCAAATGATGCATTAGCAACATTTGGATCAGGTACAACTACTTGTTGACTATCGCCAATGAGAACCTCAACAGAATCTCCTAGTTTAAGAAATGCCTTATCAATATCAGAAAATAGTGTGAATACAGAAGAATTTACTTCCTCCACTTTAAATCTTGGACTGGTATTATAAATCCAAGAATTAGCAAACATTTGCTTATAAGTCCTATCAACGACAGGATTCTCAATAACCTCACCAACATTTCTTGTAGTTATTTCCTCATCTTCTTCCATCAGAGGAATATCTACCAAAGGTTTTAATTCTGATAGAACTCCAGTGATTCTCATATCACATCTATTTTCAATATCACCATCCTCATAACCAAAAATGGTTTCATCTGCTCTTACAACATCAGAGATATTAATTTTTGACGTGACACCAGTACAACCATAAAACTGATTAATACTCTTTGAAGTATAATCAATTCTATTATTTCCAGAAATAATGGTCCCTGTTTGACCAAATCCAATTGTAGAGTCAACACTAATAACTGACGCATTTACTTCAACTGGTTCTAATGATCTAGATGCTCCAGGAATAGTAAAAATACCCTCTACAAGGTCTCTATCATTATATCCAACAAATACCCCAAGTTTATAAAAAGTTTGAGTGTCTCTTGTAAAAATCTCAACATCAGAAACTGATGCATTTGTATCAAGATCATTTGACTTAAATACTGTCTGACCTTCTAATCCAAAAGGATTACCCGAAATATTTTCCGCTACGATAACTTCTCTTCTGATATATTCGGCAGAAGATGGTTTAATTAGTCTACCTTCAAGATCTAATACTTCAGCATGAACACCATAAAGAACTTTGAAAAGAATTCTAATAGATTCTGCAATACCCTTTGATTGATAAAAGTTTCTTGCATGCTTGATAAAGTTTCCAACATCTAAATCAGAAACAAAATCATACTCTTCCAGACCCGGAGTAAAGGTTTTTTTTAATTTTTTATAAAATTCTTGTAAGAAAACAACACTTAAGTTCTTTACTACTGATCCATTGGCCGCGGCGGATGCAGAAGTTTCACTAAAAACAATATTCTGACTGTTTACATTGCTGAGAATATTAGAAATTCCTATATCATATCCAGAGATTCCACTGAATCCGCGAACACAACTATTGAAAGAAGTAGTAGTCTTTGATTTATAGGTGATAATTTCATCACCAATTTGTAAAAGACCATACTCGTCAGGAAATCCTTTTGTGGAAGTTACCTGAATAGTATCTTGAGAAGATGTAATATCTCCTGTAAGCGATGTCTCACCTACAACAACCTCTGGAACGAGATTATCTACTCTGATATATCGATCAAGATTATCGACAAGATCTACACTACCGCCCTGATGTTCTAAAGACAAATAGTATTGTCTAAAAAATTCTATGGCGTTTGGAAAATCAGCAACTAAAAACTCTGGAAGTTGGCTCTCAATAATTTTATTGAGTTGCACTCTCTTCTCAAATTGCGACATATTTTATTTCCTCTCTAGATCTCCGTTGGAATAACTTGAAGTATAATAGTCTCTTGTGAAAGACACGCCAGAAATATCTTCACCAGATGCAATAACATCTTTAACCATATTTATTGTACTACTTGAAACGCTAAAACTGAGGTAAAGATCTTTTAAACCAACCACATCATTGGATTCTGGGAAAGCTTGAATCTCAACAATATTATTTGGTTTTTCAGTTTCAACAATATTGATAGTATTAAGAATAACCTCCCCCTTTATGTAATCAACTACACCTGCTTCTTTGGCAACAACAGTTTTTATTCCATTAGCGCCAATCTTAACTATGGAAACAACTCCACTCTTAAGGTCTGCATTTGGTAAATCTGTGATATACACCGTTGAAGTATCACCAACAATTTTAAATCCTGTAGATTTAATATTCAGTCCATTTGGTTTTACATTAAATCTATTACCAAAGCAAATTTCGTATTGAGCAAACTGATTAACCAATACTTTCATATCTCTTCTAATTTTCACCTTAGTGATGTTAGAAGTAATGGCAGTATCAACGCGATCAATTAGTTGAAGAACCTTACTATACTTAAATCTTCCACCAAAACGATTCATATCAACATCTTTAGAGTATTTTGTAAGACTATCAATAATATTAGTCCTTAAACCATCAACAGTAGCAACCTGTGAGGAGTTATAATAGATATTAGATTCAATTTCAACATAAAGAACCTTAAGATCAATAATTTTTTGATTAATACCTGCAATTGAGTACTGCTTAATCTTATTCAGAATATTTCTCTTATCAAAATCAGAGACATATGTGCCATTCTTGGGTTTTATGCTGATTTGAACGGTACCAAACTGTGGTGGTACTAATTCTTCACCACCAACAACTGCAACAGACTCTGTATTTGGGTAAATCGAAGCAATAATTGCCTCATAATCTCTTGATGTAACCGCTCTATATTGCGCTGAGTACAGTCTTGGGGCGAAATACTTAATAGAAGACACATCTTCAATTCCGCCACCGTTCATCGCCTTCTGGATGGTTGTAACGGGTACTGATCCACTAGGAATTACCCTCTTACCTTCCTGATCTTGGAGATTTGCTTGAAATTCAAAGACGGAAGGTCCATTTCCTGCTTCACCATCAGTAACAATGTAACTTACAGAGATAAGTTTGCCATTTTCCAACTTTTTACCAAAATATCCATCACCAAACAGTAATTCATACCTCTCATCTTGAACTTCCTGGAGCAAATAGATCTCTGAGTTCTTATCAATGTTTAAAATATTGTCAACTCTACTAAAATCTCTACCAGTGCCTGCTTCACCAACATTAGAAACGTTTACTCTAATGGTTGAAGCATCAATATTTGGATTATCAAGGATAAAACGCTGATCTATAGATGTATCAGTGACAAATTGACGTGTAAGAAGAGTTCCTTGAAAAAGTTCTATTGGTTTTTGTTCTGTTCCGAACTGTGCTACACCATTAACCACTGCTGCAGTGACTTTTTCGGGTAGTGAAAAGCGATATGAACTATTATCTTGCCCTCCAACACACACCAGACCTGCTTCAACGGTGATAAAACCGCTACTGGTAGTGGTAGGGACTGAAAAGGTTACGTTTGCCTTAGCGGCGCTTGCAGAGCGAGGCACGTAACCAATGTTTCGTGCTAGTGATACGACATTTTCGCGTACTGTTGCACCATCTAGGAATGATTCATTGACTACAAGGTTAGCATTGAACGCATTAATGTACGTATTATATGCTAAGGTGTCAATTAATATCGAAAAATTAGATCCCTCAAAGTCAAAATCCGTAAAATTTGAATTAGAACGGAGATATGCTTTGATTTCTGATTTAATTTGATCGAAATCTAAGTTAGTAAACTGAGTAAAAGGCATTGTTTATCGTGTTGCCTCTAATATGAATGAGAATGACTGGGTTGGATAATCTAAACCTACAATATCAAAGAAAACATTTACATCAAAACTGTTATCATCAGGTTGTGGATTGACTTGAACCTTTAAGTTTTCAATTCTATCCTCATAAAACAAGATTGTTTCACGTATTTGATCCCTAATAACACGACTTGAGGCGACATCGACGAACTCAAAGAGACTTCTGCGAATATCAGACCCCAAGTCAGAGTTAAAAAAGCGTTCTGTAGGTATTGTTTCGACTAAATTGCGTATAGATCTAATGATTGCACGCTCATTAATGAGTACAGGAAGGTCTTTCGTCACAGGATGTGGATCAAATGCGAAACTAATATCCTTAAATGCTCTGGAAACCCTCTTGCTAGGCATTGAAATGGTTTATTTTTCTGAATTTATTTATATCCACTATTCAGAAATTTGACCATAGGTAGGTTCTATTTCATCATTATGAATTTTTTCATATAATTCACTCTGTTGCTTAGAATCGTGCTTTTTAGGCGTCATATCATCATTAGCAATTTCACGAAGCATCTTTTGATGCTGATGATTACCTAGATTGTCAAGAAAATCGTTCATTTTTTCACTTTGGTGGTAGTCAGTAATAAGTCTTGTGGTACCCCACATTTCT